AGGTCATCGCCCATCGTCACGTAGGTTCCAGGCAAGGCGCGCGCGTGCCAAGCGCAAAAATCATTTATCAATTCGAGTATCAACCAGCCAAAGCCAATGCCTTGATGCACAGAGTTTCTAGTAGGTCCCTCATTTGTGAACATCGGGCCTAATAATTTGGTTCCTGCTTCTCTCCTCCAATCGGTTATTCGGTAACTCACACAGAACTCAGCCCAGACATATGCAGCAAGCTGATGGCTGATATGCCCGGTGGCATTACTGAAATCTGCGGAGTACGCGATAGGGTTAGGCTCCGGTAGCACGGTGATGTCCTTACCGGAGAGGATGGCCTTGCAGGAAGGCAAGTGTCTTAAGCACCCATTCATGATGGACTTAAAGATAACATTGGCGACATATGAGGCTTCGGGTGGATGAAGAGAGGCGACCCGTATTTTGCCTCCTAGCTGACAGATCGGGATAGGCTTTACCGGGAATGGACCTGGTTTGATCTGAAAGAGGAGGGTCATAGCATGGTACCCCTCTAGCTCGCGCCGTGTCTGCATGAAACTTGCAGATGTGTTCACACTAGGCTCTCTGTCTTGGACGCTTGGTATCCTAGAGAAGACCGAGTAGGCATCAGCAGCCAGTTGTGACTGCTGCGTGATCGGTAGCACGCGGTACCTACGCTGTATCCGCTTACAGACACAGACCTTCATCGCTTTGATCTTTGCTGCTAAGTGAACCGGTGGTGGTAAGCCAGACCGGGCTTGCATGGAATCATTAAAGCGTTCCGAGGCTCCAAAGCGCTCTATGAGCGTCTCTGGTCTCCCCGCCGTACCCTTCTTCCGATATGCATTCTTCTCGCGCGTGCGAACCTGGTCCAGGCCCCTGGACCTGAATAGATAGGCTCGGAACCTCTTGAGGGCCCCGGGCATGGCACGTGCTGCACCGCCTTCCTTGATGGTAAAGCCATAGGCGGAATTCCCGGAGGGCACGTGCACCTTTGAATCCGGTACACGCCCAATCGGGTGTTGCATTTTGAAATACTCGCTTATGGAGGTTTTATACTCTTTCTTAAGGGGTGTCGGCTCTGACATCCATAGAGATACCTCCTCTGCTACCTTTTGATCAATCTTGACCTTAGTGTGTTTAACGTGGATAGCCCTTACTACGGTGTGGGCTGAAAATAATCTCTCCTTCGAAGGAAGTCTCCGAAGAATCATCGTGTACTTGCAATCGTCTAGCGGTTCTGCCTCAAAGCACAATGTGGCAAGATATGCTGACAATTTACTGATGAAGCTAGCTTTACCTCTGGCCGCTGCCAACAAAAAGTGGAGCCAGCGGCTGAAGTATTGGGGCTCAGAGGTCTGCTTCCTTGGCAAGCCGTTTAGCAGATAGAAGACAGCCCTGAGAGCATCAAAGTTAG